ATATAAACATTATAACCATAATTAAAGAACAATAGATGAAGTTTGAAGACTTAACACCAGAACAAATTTCAGAGCTTTCAGAGATATATTGGAATAGAACATTAAGCTGGGACGACCGTATGAAACAGCTAAGCCAATATCTAGGTAAGTCTGAGAGAACTGTTCAAAGCTGGATCTCAAAATTGGGAATCACGGAAAAATCTATACAAGAATCCCCGCAATTAATAAAAGCCAAGGAAAGGAAGTTTGACAAGAAGAAAAGGAGATTCATAATCACATGGGCTCAGAACGATACACCTGTACACGAGGCATTCGTTTCCAATATTGAGGCTTATGCAAATTTCATAGAGGCTGATATCCATATAATTGCAGGTAGGTATAAAAATCCAACTTCTGTTTTTACTGATGCCGAGTATGACACCTGGTCACCTAGAATTGAACAATACCTTGATGCTAATAGACATGAGGTACATAAGCATATGTGGATCATGTCTGATGTTAAGATACAGCCTACTGCGGTGGATCCTATGACAGGGTTACAAGGTATGAGCGGTATAAATTCATGTGTATTCGGATCTCCTAAGGTTCATATGGAGACAATCCCTGTTCTGGAGGGGAATCTTCCTAAGATGATGATGTCGACAGGATCCTGTACGGTTAAAAATTATACCGATTCTAAATCTGGTAAGAAAGGGGAATTTCACCACACATTAGGATTTGTTGTTATAGAGATCAAGGACCAATCAACATTCTTTGCCAGACAAGTGACTGCAACTGATGATGGAGACTTCCGCGATTTGTACTACAAAGTTTCATACGATCCTAATGAATCAGAAAGTGTGGTAAAAAGAATCGAAACAGTTTCAGCAGCTATACTTGGTGATTTGCATTACGGTCAGCATGACGAGAGAGTGATTAAGAAAACCCTAGATTTATTTAAAATTATAAAACCAGATAACGTGGTTTTACATGACGTGTTTGACGGACTCTCGATAAATCACCATGAATCGAAGGATCCATTCATACAATATCAAAGGGAGCTCGAAGGAACAAATTCTTTGCGTAGAGAAGTTGATGACATGCTTAATGGTCTGAACGATTTTTCGAATTATAATGTTACCATAGTTAGAAGTAACCATGACGACTTCTTGGATCGTTGGTTAAAGGGTACTGATTGGAGAAAGGCCACTACAATGAAGAATTCCATTGAATATATGGAATACAGTGCATTACTATTAAAGGGTGCTGCACCAAACGGGGTCATCCCGTATCTGATCAATCAAAGATATCCTCAATTTAAAACACTTGGACGAAGTGACAGCTTTGTTATAAACGGATGGGAACTTGGTCAGCATGGAGATATCGGTTCAAACGGAAGCAGAGGATCACTACTTCAATTCAGAAAGCTAAATACCAAAATAGTTGTTGGACACTATCATTCACCAGGAAGAAAGGACGGGGCTTTGGCTGTCGGTACCAGCACTAAACTTAGAGTAAATTATAATCTAGGACCAAGTGGATGGCTACAATCTCATGTGCTCGTTCATAATGACGGAAAGGCACAACATATCAATTTTATCAAGGGCGAATACACCACTTTAAAACCATAAACAAAAATGATCTATACACTTATAGCTGGAGTAGATGAGGTAGGTAGAGGTTGTCTTTCTGGCCCCGTTGTTGCTGCAGCTGTTATATTACCAGACGGATTTACCGATCCTAGAATTAAGGATAGCAAAACTATAAAAAGCGCTAAGAAAAGGGAAGAAATAGCTAGGGTGATAAAGGAGAATGCAATATCCTGGGGAATTGGAGCTAGCTCACCTCAGGAGATAGATCAGATGAACATCCTACAGGCAACTTATCTAGCAATGAAAAGAGCAATAGACTCCTGTTCAAAAACTCCGGATTTCCTATATGTTGACGGGGATAAATTTCCCGGACATAAGAACATACCATACGAATGTGTGGTTAAGGGAGACTCTAAAATTCTACAGATCTCAGCAGCATCAATATTAGCTAAGGTTCACAGAGACCAACTAATGCAATCTTTGGATTCTGAATATCCAAAATACCTATGGTCAAGAAATGTTGGATATGGAACTGCTGATCATATTAGTGCAATCCGAGAAATTGGAATAACTAAACATCACAGAAAATCATTTTGTCAAAATTTTATATAATATGCAGGAAGAACAAAAAGACTTCATTTTAGAGGGAATAATCCCTGACGAAGCAACAGAGATGAAAATTTTAGGAATCGAAGAATTCGGCCAGGCCGAATGGGTATTTCAATTCGATGGGGATGAACCTATAGTTATAGCTTGGAGCAACGATGCATCCGAAGCTGGCGAATTATCCTTTGTTTTAAAACCAAATTCAGGAAGCAATATAACATTCCAGTCACAAGACGGAAAAAAGACCCTTAGAATTTTCTCAAGGGAAATGTCGGAGGAAACCAGAAATAGAAGAGACTCTCAACACAGACATAATAATGAATCAGACAACGCTACAGAAATTAGTGAGTAATCTCGAGGAAATAAAATCCAGAGGTATAGATCTAACAATGGATGGCATGATCACGATGCTTTCAAATTCACTAGATAGTGAAAAGAAAATGTTGGGAGAAGCCTGGGATGATGCCTATGAGAAGGGTGGAAGAACTAGGGGAGAGAAAATATCAAATCCTGTTTTCGATGCTAATCACTATTACCAAGAAAAATTTAAACCCTAATCAATATGGTACATCGCATTGAAAATGGTCCAAAGATTAACCTAACATTCAACAATGGAACGGCAAGGGTTTCTCTAGGTGGACAAGGCAACATGGAGTCATTATTAGTTAAATGGTTCTGTGATAATGTGTTTATTGGTGAAATGAATCTACCTAAGTCAACATGGGGGTCTTATAATAACCAGGATGTTTCACACTGGACTATGGAGTTCTGGCACAATGATGAACTTATAAGCACATATGATCATAAACTGGAAAATAAACCAGTATTGGTATTGGCCGACTTTAAAAAATCTAAACCGGGTAAACCAATTTCCTTTTCGGAGCTGAACGAATATGTCGCTAGACTGAAAAGAGATTATAAATGCGAGGTTCATGTTTACTTTGAGGGAAGCGAAAGATATGACTTCTCAGAATCCGAATTTACACCTCTTGGGATGAATTTGGAGATAGCAGAATTCAGGATAATAACAGAAAAAACTTTCAATGGATAATTTAGTAAGAATATATCATAAAGCTCTTCCGTCCGATTTTTGTGAATTTGTCATCGATAGATTTGAAAACTCCGGAGGCATCGTGGATGGAATCACTGGACACGGAGTAAAAAAATCAGTTAAGGATTCGAAGGATCTCATGATTCATGAACTGATCTCAATTAATAAGGATTGGGGCTACATATACTCTTATCTGATGCAAAATCTTCTGGGCAAATTTGTAGATTATCTTAGAAAGAATCCATATGTTTTTCCTAACTGCACCTACAAAAGCGAGGCCTGCCTAATTAGAACTGCATCCGCTTCATTTAGGTCTTCTAATAACGGTTCGGTTCATCTACAGATGCAGAGGTATAAGGGAGACCAAGGGTATCATTTTTGGCATTATGAAAACGAAGGCGGTAATACCGCAGCAAGAGAGCTTTTCTTTATTTATTATTTAAATGATGTTGATGGAGGTTCAACTGAATTTAAATTTAATCCATCTGCTATAGAACCAAAAGAGGGTATGTTATTAATAGCACCAGCACATTGGACTCATATGCACAAGGGAAACCCACCAACGGGAGAGCAAACAAAATACATCATAACCGGATGGCTCGAGAAGAGAGAATGTGGTATAAGTGACGAATTCCAAGAGGACTATTATATTTAATATGAGATACATTTCGCTAGATCTAACAACAGTAAATGACGTAGATTCAATAGAATCCGTAACATCGATGGCTATCATGTTTTGTGATACTGACTCAGAAGAAACCAAATTCCTCGAGTTCAACGTTTTACAGAAAGAGTACGTAGTTAAACACGAACAAATAGAAAAAGCATCGTCGGAGTTTCTAAAAATTGTAAAGGAGGAAAGGGTTTCATGTTATTATGAAAATCTAATTCCGTATATCTGGTTGCATTTTTCGGCCAACGGCCACGAGGATGGAGACGATCTCATGATAGTAACTAATGGA